CTCGGGGAGCGCGGCACCGGCCTTTCGGGAGCAATCGCGCGTGCCCGAGAAGTCGGCCAGGACGCAATTGCGGAACAGATCTGGCTGGACATGATCCAGGAGCCTGAGCGCATCCTGTCTGAGGGCGGTGGACGCATTGACCCTGGTTTTGTCCAGTGGCAGAAGGCCAAAGCAGAGATCGGACTGAAGCTTCTAGCCAAGTGGAACCCGAAGCGCTACGGTGACCGCGTAGCCCTAGCCGGCGATGCTGACAGCCCGATCAAGATCGAAGCTGAGACGCAGGCGGACAGGCTGATTAACGCGCTCTTACAGAACGCCGAACTACGCAAGCAAAGTGAATCTCGCTGATCTTGCGGAGCCTGATGTCCAGGCGGCACTGAAGGCGCTGCCACCTTACAAGAGGCTGGCAACCGCATGGCGTCTGACTTGGTTACAGAAGGCCCTGAAGCATCAGGTGGTCCCCCCAGGCGATTGGTGGTCCATCTGGCTGATGCTTGCCGGCCGCGGTGCCGGTAAGACCAGGACGGCCGCAGAACAACTTGGCTGGTGGGCCTGGGAGTACCCGAAGACACGGTGGCTCGTTGCTGCCCCGACTTCCGCGGACGTGCGGAGCACCTGCTTCGAGGGCGACAGTGGCTTGGTGTCAGTGATTCCGGCTCCGTTAATAGAAGATTACAACAAGGCTTTACACGAACTGCGCCTAGTCAACGGGAGCCTGATTAAGGGCATCCCGGCCTCGGAGCCCGAGCGCTTCCGGGGGCCGCAGTTCCACGGGGGCTGGTGCGACGAGCTCGCGGCATGGGACTATCTACAAGAGGCGTGGGACCAGATCCAGTTCGGCCTGCGGCTGGGCAAGCGCACCCGGCTCATCTGCACCACCACACCCCGACCCAAGGACTTGATCATCGAGCTGATCGGTCGGGAGGGTGACGACGTCGTGATGACGACCGCCTCAACGTATGCCAACCTCGGCAACCTGTCGGAGAACTTCCGCAAGCAGATCCTGAGCTACGAGGGCACGACCCTTGGGCGGCAGGAGATCTACGCCGAGATCATCGACCCCGAGGAGGGCGGCATCGTCAAAAGGGATATGTTCAAGCTCTGGCCAGCCGGGCGAGCCTTCCCGCGCTTTGAGTACATCCTGCAGTCCTACGACGTGGCGACCAGCGAGAAGGTCCAGAACGACCCGACTGCCTGCATCACCTTCGGCGTGTTCAAGCCACAGGATTCCCCTATGAGCGTCATGGTCATTGACTGCTGGCAGGAGAGGATGCAGTACCCCGACCTGCGGCCCAAGGTGCTCGAGGAGTACGAGACCGTCTTCGGCGAGGGCAAGGACCGCAAGCGGGTTGACCTGCTGCTGATCGAGGACAAGAGCGCCGGGATCTCCCTGATCCAAGACCTCCAGCGGGCTCACCTGCCTGTCAGGGCGTACAACCCCGGGCGGGCGGACAAGATGCAGCGCCTGAACATCGTCTCCAACATCATCGCCCGTGGCCGGGTCTGGATCCCCGAGTCGGACCACCGCAAGGGCTACGTCAAGGACTGGGCCGAGGGCTTCGTCAGCCAGATCTGCTCCTTTCCCGAGACGACCCACGATGATTTGGTGGACGCATGTGTTGATAGCTTGACTCAAGTGCAAATGGCCAAGGGCGTGAAACTGATCAAGGACGTGCAGGTGGGTGACATGGTGATGACCCCTGCAGGACCGAGGCGGGTGACTGCCGTGCATGACAACGGGCTCAAGGAAGTTTGGAACGTCAACGGCCTGCTGGCCACGGCAGAGCACCGGGTAATGACCCAAGACGGTTGGATGCGTGTTGACTGCTTGAGTCAATCAGTCCATAATGTATACCTTTACAAGGATGCATCATGGCTTTCAAATCAAGTGGCGCTGTTGTCGAGTCGGTGGTCTTTAACGGTCGCAAGTACAACCGCTACCCTGAGAGCGATAACCCGGCGCACCGTCGATACTTTGCAAGGGCTGGCCATCGGCTTCATCGAGACGTCTGGAAGCACCACAACGGGCCAATCCCTGCGGGCATGCACGTCCACCACATTGACGGCAACACGGCCAACAACGACATCGGCAACTTGGCCTGCGTTACAAGCAAGCAGCATTGGGACGAGCACCGGGCGCAGGCATCTGAGCGCAGTAGGCGGCCAGAGCAGCTTGAGCACCTTAGCCGGATCCGCGTCAGCGCAGCCGACTGGCACAGGTCAGACGAGGGCCGGGCGTGGCACAGAGAGCACGCTAAGGCCTCTCTGGCAAAGACTTGGGGGAAGCCTAGGGTTTACGTTGAAAGCGCCTTCCAATGCGTCTGGTGCGGCTTGGAGTCGCTTCGCAAGACTGACCGCAAACAGTTCTGTTGCCCAGCCTGCCAAAACGCCGAATCAAAGCACCGCCTTGGTAAAACAAGCTACGAACACCCATACCATGCGTCATGTGTTCGACCTGACGGTGGAGGGTGAGCACTGCTACTACGCCAACGGGATCTTGGTTCACAACTGCACGCAGGCCCTGCGCTACCTGCGGGATGCCGGGTGGCTCGAGATCGACCCGCCGCCCAATGACGACTGGGACGAGGACGACTTTGCCGACAGCGGCCGGGTGCGCCGTGTCAACCCATACGCCATATGAGCAAAGCGGCCTACCTTCGCGCCATCGTCCTGCTGTGGCTCATGGCTGTGACATACGCCACTGGCTACCACTGGTGGTCGCTGTTCTTATTTGTCCTTTGCTGCGTGAACAACCACTATGCAAACAAATAAAGCTGTGGCACAATGGAGCTGTTGTCGTCGAAAGCAACAGATGAAAGCCGTTACTCATGCGCTGGCCTCCTTCGGGGGGTTTCGACCCAGTGCAGTAGTAACGGCTTTTTGCATTCGCAACGGCAACCCTCAGAGCGGGTTAGCTAACGGGCCAATGTCGGGGCCGCACTCATGTACCGATGGCATTGCAGTCGCGACCCCGATGCCGGTGGCGTTCCATAGCGACCACGAAAACGAGCAACACAAACCGACAGCGGCCAGCCCACGTTACGGGCGCTCGATAGATAGAATATGGCGTTCAGCGTGCAGCAGTCCTTCAGGATGGCTGAAGACCCTCAGGTCGGGAGTCTTGGGGTCGCGCTATGCCCAAACCACAAAGGTCCACTATGCAGCTTGATCCCAAGGTAGAGATGTGCGCCAACGGCTTTGAGTTGATAAGTCGGTGGGGGCAACCTGTAGACAAGGCGTGGGCGCGGAGTATGTTTGAGCTTTGGCTTGCCCAGCGTGATGATGCGCCTCAGAGTTATGATGCGGCAAAGCAAACACTGGGGCAAACATGATTGACAAGATCCGGCCAATAAATTTACCCAAGATAAAGCCAATGGAAACCGAGTCGGTTCCTAAGAAGCAATCGTTGAAGGAATGGGCAGCCGCCGGGGGTGGTGTTCCGACGCAGTACAAGGGGCGTGAGCATGTCTGGCACGGCAAAGTGAAGAAGTTTGCTGCTGGCGGTGAGGCTCATATGGGTGCCGGTGGCATACTCAAGAAGATGATCAAGTCTGCAACTGAAGCGCCGACCATCATTGTCCCAAGCCGGTTGAGTGAAACCAAAGAGGCCATCCGCCAAAAATCCGGGGACTACGCAGCAAGACGGCTCGAGCGTGCTGCGGACGAGATCCCCAACCTTGAGAAGCTGTACAAAGAGGAGGCCATCAGGCGGGCGTTCACTGGCGACAACGCCAAGGCCGTGGCGACCATGAAGCCGAAAGACTTCCAGAAGTACGCCATTGAGATACAGAAACAAACCAGCGTTGGCCCGAAAGCGGCAGCACTGGCCAGAAAAGGCGACATCTCCAAAGCCACCGTTCCGACCGATGAGTACATCAAGCACCTTCAGCGCGTTCGCGGCGGGTTTGATGATGTGCCTTTTCTGCAACTTTTTAAAGATGAAATTGGGGTTCCATCAAAGCCCCGAATTTCCGGTCATGAGGGCCGTCACCGAAATATGGCTATGGCCGAGAATCAAGAGCCGGCAGGCTTAGTACAGGTGTTTACAAGGGGCGACTTACGCGAGGGTCTCCCTCGCCGCCATCAAGACGAATACATCAACGCTCTCAAGGACGAACTTGAATTGAGCGGGAACCTAGTGTTCCCTGAGTCCAGTCCAATGTATGGCCGACCGCCAGTTGATTTCCCTGATGTGTACGCCAAAGGCGGGGAGGTACACATGGGCATTGGTGGTGCTGCCAAGGAGGTTGTTGGGGCCGGCATCAAGGGCGTTAAGAAGCTTCTAGGCGTTGCCGATGAGGTCCCCAAGGGGGTAGAGCCTATTGAGGTTAAAGCCAAGCCTGCAAAGGAAGTTAAAGCCGTAAATTACAGCCCCAAAGTTTTGGAATCAACTGCTGCTAGATTTGCTGACAAAATTTCAGCGGCTAACCCAAAGTTGTCTGATGAAGAGGTTGCCAAGAAGGCAATGAATCAGGCCATTAAAAAGTTGGAGTGGGAGCGCACGCAAAAGCCTGCACTTGAGAAACGTTATGGTGATCTTGTTAAATCATCTTATGCCGAATCCAATCCTCAAAAACAACAGAACACGCCGGAAGTGGTGAGGGAAAGGATACGCAAAGCCAATGAGTTCCTTGACCAGCCCACAGAACCTTGGACGCCTCCAAAGCCTGAGTTGCAGGCATTTGACCGTTCCGCTATCAAAGACGCACTGGAGGGGTTTCCCGGCGTTGAGCAATCAAGGTTTCCCCGTGATACACCAGCGCGTGCCAACATTGAACACGTTGAAGGGTTGTACACCGATCCAGTCAACCGCGCCTTGATTGAAAAGCAGATTAAGCGCGGTCTGCCATTAGGCGGGGAGTCTTTTTACGCCTCCCTGTATCCTGTGAAGCAGGCGGTACTTGAGGCGGGAATGCCTCCCGAAAAATTTGAAAAGTGGATTCACTCACTTGCGCCTGCCTCTGCTCGTAACTCCATCATGAACGAGATGGCCGTCGGTCAGTTCCTGCGCAACATGAATGCGCGTGGCATTCCTTTGACTGAGGAGAACGTCGCCAAGGAGATGGCCGCATACAAGGAGAAGTTTGGCGTGGGCCTGCCTTTGATGCCTATTCATCGCCAAGGCGTGCAGAACGTCCTTGAGGGCGGCGTGAACCTGCGCGACCAGAACCTTGCGAACATTCCTACCAACTACAAGATTCCAACTTACGGCACGCAAAAGGCTGGCGACTTTGGCAAGTCGGTAGTGCTGGATGTGCATGAGGCTGGAGGCCAGACGCAAGGCAGCCGATTCCACCCTTACTTTAACGAGCAAGGTGGGTTTGGCAACACCGAGTACGGCGCGGGAGAGCAGGGTTTGCTGGGCATCGCTGAAGACCTTGGCATCCCCGGAGGTATGGCTCAGGCTGGACGTTGGTTTGGTGGCGGTGAGTTGACGGGGTTGAGGTCGCCAAGGGGTGATGCGCTTGATCTGCTTGAGAAGCAGGTGGCTTTTACGCTTAAACAAAAAGGCGTGCAGCCTAACCCGGCTAATGTGCGTGCAGAAGTTCTTAGACAGATTGAGACGGGCGAGGGCGACCTTTTGCCTTACTACCGCAAGGAGGGTATGCCTGATGTGCGCCAGACTGGCCTGCAACGCGCCGAAGGCGGGGACGTCCACATGGCTGAAGGCGGGGAAGTCCACATGGACAACGGCGGAGATCCCCGTGGGGAAATGAAGGCGTATGACCCCACCATGAGGGAGCGCATGGCTGATGCGCTCCAGAGTGGCTTAGAGGGCCTTGGCGGCAACCGTTACAAGTCCCGCCGCACTGCTCAGACTTTGATGGGCGGACCCAGCAGCAACGCGCCAATGAATTTGGGGTTTGCTGAC